GCGCGTTAAAAGGCCGCAGCGAGGCGATACGCTTCGCCGTATGATATTAGCCGACCCTAACCTCTCATGGGCTGCAAAGGGCTTAGGCTGCCATTTAAGCATGGTTAGGGTCGGGGTTAGATTTCCCAACAAGCTATGGGATGGAACGATGGGGGCATTGGACGAGTTGATCAAACACGAATATATTTTTATTGATAGCATCAGGGATGGTGACGAATAGTCATTGACTAGATCTAGTTAACAGTGTTAACATTGTGTATATGCAGGGAGGCTTTATGTTGGTGTTGGCTGGGTTGCTAGGCGCGGTAGTGTTTGTTGTGGTGGTAATTGTGTTGGTGGTTATCTTGATTAAGGCCGGTGACTTCTAGGGAGGAATTGAAATGTATTTGTTAATTATGATTGCGTTGTTGGGTAAGTATGCTGTGGGTATGGAGTATGCCTACTTTGAGGATGAAGCATCATGTCAGCGTGCGGCGCAACAGTTTGGTGCTCATGCGGATAAAGACATGAAGCTTAAAGCTTTTTGTGTCCAGGGTTACCGTGGGGATTAATTATGGGGTTGAAGTTGGTGGGGTCGGGGTGTAGTCGTTTGAAGATTTTTGAAGTTGAAACCGAAGATGGGGGCTATAAGATTGAGGTAGCTAACGATACAGGCAAGTGTGAGTTTGTTGTAAGCGGCGTGCAATTATTAATGCTAGCTGATTGGATAGCTGTTAATGTTCCCCAGCCTGTTGAGCCCGAGCTACAGGTGGAGCGTGTGGTTAGTGCAACAGAGAAGTTAAACATCAGGTTACATGCAGCAGAAGAAAAGATTAGGCGCTTACAGAAGTCTAATGATATCCTTGAGGGCTGGCTCCATGCGTTAGAGTCAACTGTTATTGGCATTAAGGGCGAGCTCATTGGTATGAGATGTGGCACAGTGTATGGGGTGAATACTAAAATTGATTCCTAGATTTAGGGCGTGGCATAAAGACTGGAAGAAAATGTTAAATGTTCAAGCAATTGATTTTGCTGACGGTGGATTAATATTGAGAGATCCGGCAATGCTTATCAAAGAGGATCGTAGTAAGCTAGGCAATCCAAAGCCTAGGAAGCATTACATAAGTTCTTGTTTAAAAAAAGTAGAGCTAATGCAATCAACGGGCTTGAAGGATAAAGATGGCCTGGAAATATTCGAAGGTGATATACTTTGCTATGACTTTGTCGGTGGTGTTGATACGTATATGATCGAACGTAACCCGGATGACAATCAACTACATGCAAAATATATTTATATGTCAGGATATAACACAGAGCATCTAGGTGACGTGCCTGTTCATGCTTCTGTTGTAGTTGGAAATTACCTGGAAAATCCAGAGCTTTTAGAGGAAAAAGAAACATGAGCGAGTGCGATAGAGAAAAGATTGTGGGATATGTTAAGCAGAGCCAAAACCAGGTGCTTGCTATTAATTATTACAAAGAGCAGGAAATAAAATTGATAGCTGATATCCAAATGTTATTGGATGGTGTGGCTACCTTTGAGCCACAAGGTACAACTCCGCTAGAGGTGGATAAGCGTTGGGTATCAATAGCTAAGACACATTTTCAAGAGGGCTTTATGGCGGCGGTCAGGGCGATAGCCCGGCCTCATGGAGATTAGATTATGTTAACGATTAAGACACCTGATAAGGCGCCTGTAAAGGCCAGCATCAAACAGAAAGAGCAAGCCATAACTTATGCAAGGGATAAGCAAGTAAGTGACTGGCCGCCTCTGAGCGTAGCAAGTCCTAGGCCTGGTACACCATTGCCCAAGTCGCCCCGAGTTACGTTTGAGTGAAGCGTTACCGGCCAAAGCTATTTAGGACTGCGATTCAAAGCAGGAAGTCGGCACAGATTGATAGAGAATACCGAGAGCAGGTTGAGACAGCCTATAGCAGTCTTACTTACGAGAAGCTTAAAGAGTTTGTTGATTGGTTAGAGGCAAGAACAAAAGACACCGGGGATAGTGACGAGCATGAGAACATTTAAGCGTGTCGTAGTCTTTAACGATAAAGTTAACGCCGTAACCGTAGAGCATAACAAGCGGATGAATTACAATCACCCGTTTAGAATTCGGATCCTCGATACAGAAATCGAAGATGAAGAAATAGTTTTGTGTGAACTGGTGATGAGTAGCGAGGAGTTCAAAGAGTTTATTGAAAGGCTTATTGTTAAGTGGAATGACCATAGCTTATTTAGTTTCCCGGGTAAACCCGATGTGTAAATTTTGTGCTATGTTTATAGTGACACTGTGCAATACTCGTGACCCAGTCTATAGTTATATGCCTGGGTCTTATTAATCTAGGTAACCAAGTAAAGACCACAGAGAGTTATAATGCCAGCTAAGGGTTTAAAGTGGGATGAGGTTAAGTATAAAGACACGATGCCAGCTCAGCTAATCGAGATGTTTAGTCGGGGTAAAGACAGGTGTCACTTCTGTGCCCACCATTCAATATCAGAAAAAACATTCAGCGATTGGATTGCAAAGTATCCAGAGTTTGCCGCAGCCTATGAAGTTGGTCAGCACAAGGCGCGTGAGTGGTTCATGGCGTTGGCTCAAGATAGTTTGACAGAGCATCATGAGGGCTCAAAGCTTAACACTAAGCTGTGGTCAATGCTCATGCGTAACCGCTTTGACTTAACCGAACATCGTAAGCTAAAGATACCAGGCCTTAAGACCGCCAAGAATTTCAAAGAGCAAATGCAATGTGTACTTGATGAACTGGCAGAAGGCAACCTTACAGGCAGTGAAGCCCAGCAGCTATCAAAGCTTGTTGAGACAGGGGTGGTAGTTCATGAGCATACAGAGCTTGAGCAGCGCGTGGCTGAGATAGAAAAGGCAGGTAGGATAGGTGTTAGTGATGATGAATTTAAAGAGGAAGACAGCCATTAGGCTGCCATCCAAGTATTTGTAGTTAACGGTAACTCTAGCTTCATGAAAGCTTGCCAGGTCATTGGGCCTTCCGGTGAATATTGGCTAGCAATTATCATAGACAAGTCACCCATGTCACATTTGTCTAGCTTGTCACCAAGCTTTCCAAGCAACATAATATCTATGCCGTTGTTATCTGTTAATACGCTTACACATTTATTGATTGCATATTCTCTACGAGCTTTAAATTCTCTCTTGGTCATGTTGTTGTCCTCAGTTGTTATCAATGGGTTAATGTTAACAATGTTATTAACGAGTGTCAACAGTTATTTTAAAATAATTTATGATATATTAAAGTCTGCGCCGGATAGCTCAGGGGGTAGAGCACAGGGTCGCGCCCTGGGTGGCAGGTTCAAGTCCTGCTTCGGCGCCTACTTGCCCAAGTGGAAGGCTTACTTGCCCAACTACTTTTTAATATTTCTATTAACGCCAACCATCATCTTGCTGGGGTACTTGTCAAGCGGTGAGCCTTCTTTACTGTTGCGAGCTCTGGCATATTCTTTTTGCTTGAGTAGGGCGGGCTTGTTGTAGCAGTCAAGCCAACCAACGTGGCCGTATTGAAAGCCTGCACTTGCGTGTGATGCCCAGTCATGAACCTCATCAGAGCTTAAGGCTCGGGTTGTTTCGTTATAGGCAGCCCGAGATACGCTAAGGGCTTCAAGTCCTGCCTTGCAGCCTACAGCATCGAAGTAACACTGGTGGAAGTTTGACCGGGCAATCTGTACGCGTTCAATTACTCTACACATAGGCACAGGTGTTACCGGGATACCTGCTTGCATGAAAGATACATAGCGAGTCTTGCCTGTGGTGTATTCGGTGTGGCTTATATCGTGGGGCATGAAGTGGTGGCCGTATCGTTGGAAGCCATAGTCATTCATTACGTTGGCAAGTAATGTCTTGTAGTATTCAATGCTGCCGTAATTGTGATCATGTTGATAGAAATATCTAAACTGTGCTTGAGCTCCAACACCTACTACTTGGAAAAACCATATCGCATTTGTATCTCGGCTACCTAAATCCCAACTGGTATGTACTGGTAGCTTAGGGTAGAGCTCAAGGCCTTTAACAATACGTCCTTCCTTCTGGGCTAGCTCTAGTTGTTCAGAGAAGAACGTACCCTTAATTGCCACATCATCATTACAATAATATTCTTGTTGGATTAAGTCCTCGTCCATTCCTGAGTCGCGTTCTTCTTGGATTTGTTCAGGGCTAAAAATATAATTGCCATCGTTATCTCTGGTGTCATCAACGGTTAGCTTGCGACAGAACCATTTGGGGTTATGTTTGTTTTGCTGAAACAATCTATAGGCATGGCCTTTACCAAAGCTTGTGTAATTAAAAGCGGCTATGCCCTTTGAGCGTTTGATAATGGGGCGTAGGTAATCCCATATACGGGGGTGTGTTTTGTGAAACTCTGACATCCAAAGTGATGCCAAGTTACTACCAAGATGTGCGTTAAGTATATTGTTTGCGCCGGTGATGTGGAGTATTGAGCCATTGATAAGATGGGCTTTGCATTGTGTTTGATCTAGTTTGGCTATCAAGTGCTGCGGTATTAAATCTAACCATCTCTTGCCATCAAGTGTTGTTCCTTCCCAGATAACATTACGAGCCTGTCCAATCATCGGCAACGTATACAAATGATTGCCCGGAACAATACAAGCATAGAGCCACGCGCAATTGAAAAACTCAGCGTCTTTACCAAAGCGCCGGTGCGCGTTCTCTACAAAGTATTGATACTCACCACAGAATATGGCTTCAAAGAATTTACGCTGGTCGGGGTAGGCCTGAAAAATATCCCTGAAAAAATCAATCTCTTTGACAAGCATTAAAAAAGCGCTACCGTTTTAAAATCTAACCACGGGTATTCATCTTCTATCAAGCGCCGCTTTATTTTAAATTCTTTAGTCTCAACGCCTTTCACGTCAACTGCAACACATGTACCGTCAGAATTAAATATTAAAAAATCCATAACGTATTTGTTTCCAGATTTAAAATGTAGAGGCACCTGACGCATGAAGCCTACAACTGCACCGCCTCGTTGCAATAGTAATAGGTGTTGGTAGTAACGTGCTTCGAGCTTAGATGCAAATTTAATGTTATCAATTGTGGTAGGCTTGGCGTGGAATTTATGCTGCGCTTTCATCATGTTTAATCTGCCCTATAATAGATTCTGCTTGTTTAATAAACTCATCTATTTTACTACAGTCTTTGTTGTAGTTGTAATACTTATGGTAGTACTGGGCTTGGGCGTGTGAATCTTTGTAGCTAGGTATTACTTCGTTGCTCATTAGATATTTAACCCGGGCAAGTAAAACATTTAAGGCAAGATCACTCATCACATTAGAGAAACTGGCAGGCAGGTAAGAACGCTCGCAGTAGATTAAAATCGTTGAGCGTAGCATTTGCTCGGCAGTTAGATACTTGTAAATTAGTTTGTAGTCTTCGGGCTCGATGGGTAGCAGGCCTACTGCTAAGCCTTCGGGTAATTGCTTAAGATGTGTGAGCTTAGACTCAACTAACGCGATGCATGTCATAAGATACATTGCGTCAATTGAGTATAGGTTACAAGCTCTAAGCGATGGCTCGAGTATTAAATTAACAAACTGATAGGGGTTGAGCAATTGCTAATAGCCTTTACTCTTTCCCTTGGGCGTGGTCTTATCTTTATCAGTAGTCTTACCGCCTTTCTTATCTGGGTTGGTAGGCTTCTTATCGTTTTCTCTGCGTTCTTTCATTGGCATTTTATTTCCCTTTAGGTTTTGATTTACCAGCTTTAGAGTAAGCTATTGCGACCGCCTGAGCAACAGGCTTACCGTGTTTAACTTCGGTAGCAATGTTCTCGCTGATTACTTTCTTACTCGATCCTTTTTTTAATGGCATAGCTCCTCCTAGTATAGTTCTGCATCGGCAAAGTAGTGGGCTGCCATATCATTGGTGAGTGTGGCGTTATCAGTACCAAATACAAAACCAGCTTGCCCTTGTCCAACCACAAAGCCAGGCACATCTATAGTGTTAGCAGCAATGGTTACTTTGCCTTCGTCACCTGTGATAACAGAATAGATTGCAACTGTAGGAGTTCTAAACATTGTAGTTGGAAAGGTTATGTTCATAGCCTTTTGGGTAACCGATGGGGCCCACGCACCATATCTATAGCCGTTAGGTGTGATGGTTCCTGGTGGTTGATCTAGATTGTAACTCTTACAAACAAACGCTTGGCACTGACTAATTATTTCTGTGCCAACATCTCGCCCAAAGGGGGTAGCCTTACTACCGAGCTCTAGCTTCATGTTAACAAGCGACAGGCTATCATCAGCTCCGGCAATGCCTTGGGGTGTCCATATGATTTCAACCGCCAATTGGCTAACCGTTGAGCCTAGGATACCTGTGGTTAATGGGAACAATACAAAACCACCACTCACGGCAACTGTCGTTGTTGCCTGTAGAGTCTGTCCGGTGAAGCCTGTAAGTATACTTACGTCATTATTTCCGGTGCCTGAATAGATGTTCATTGTGACATTGCCGCCCAAGGGCGAGAAGTCTGGGCCATGAGCAAGCTGTACACTCAGGGTTACTTGACGCCCAGCAGAGCCACGGCAAAAGGAACGAGGCAGGGTTGTTAGAAAGCGTAGGGGGTCTTCGCCGGTCTGGCCTGCATTGCGCCTAATCAAAGCTTGAAAGCTTCCGCTAGGCCTGGTGGGGTCATTGTATTGAATGACGCCTACTTGTTGATTGACATTAGTTACTATCTGAAACCTATCAAAGGTGTAGGCACCATTGGTTGATGGCGGTACGTTGATAACGCCTAGGCCTGACGTGTAGTCGCCACGTTGCATCACTTGGAAGTTGCCATTGAGAATCATATTATCACCGGCAACACTCTCGGGTAACTCTATGTTCATGGTGCCAGAGACACCGGCCACAGGTGAATTGGTTACATCTAATGTATCGCTGGTAAGTCCAACGCTAGTAAGCGTTCCACTTGTAGGGCCGCCGCCAACTGTAAATGCACTGTTACTCATGATTAAGTCCTTTAGCTAAATTCATAGATTATGATAATCCCAGCGGCGCCATTTCCCCCTGCGGCACCTGACGCGGTGGCGGTAGCGGCACCGCCTCCGCCTCCACCGCCACTATTAGTGGATGCAGCAACACCATTGCTAGAGCCAGATGATGTGATGCCACCTGAGCCACCTGGGCTATCACCACTTGATCCACCATTGCCGCCTATGGCTATGTTTGCAGGGTTATTAGAGCTAAAGCCCATGAGGCCGGTCTCACCAGTTATATTGATATCGCCACCACTGCCATTGCCACCTGTGCCTGGTACGCCTTGAATTGTTGCAGTTGAAGCTCCTACAGCTAGACCACCTGTAGATGCACGAGCACCACCACCACCAATTAAATTAAACGTGCCATCACTGTAGGTTGAATTTGCACCAGAGGTTCCAATGTTAGTTCCTGCGGCCCCACCTGTACCACCGGCGCCAACAGTATAGGTAGCAGAATAAGCGCCAGTGATTCCAGTAATAAATTTTTGCACATAGCCGCCGCCGCCACCTCCTCCGGCTGCACCAAAAGTTACGCCAGTGGACGCGGTACCAGCGCCACCGCCGCCACCACCTTTTAGCATTACAATAATTTTACTGGTGCCAGCTGTTGGTGTGTAGGTTGCACCAGTTCCAGTTGTTAAATATCTAACGTTTAATAAGCTCCCAGTAGGCACAGCCCATGACATCACACCGCCAGTGGTTGAGGCTAAATGTGATCCACTAACAGCAGGTAGGCCGGGTGGCAATGTATAGGTTGCATCTGAGATTTGAGCAGTTGCCGCAAAGCTTGTTTTAAATGTGCTAGCAGCA